TTGAAAAAGATTCTGTTGGTACTTCCTGTGTAGTTTCTTCTTTTATTTTATCTTCTTCTTTAGAAAAAAATCCAGTAATCATATCAAAAATTCCTTTACCATCTTCTTCTTTTTCTACTTCGCTAGGAGTAGGAATAGGCAATCCTTGATCGATTAATTTTTTCATTTCTTGAGCACCAGAGAAAAACTCTTGCATCCTTTCTGGATCTGATAATAAAGAGGGGTTCATAGATCCTTGTTGTAAGAAAGAACTCATAATCAATCTATCAAAGTTATTAGAGAATAAATCATTTTGTAATACTTCAAAAGTGTTTTGATCTGAGGCTGTTCTTTGATCTACTGGTATTCCAGCTATTCTATTATACTCGTTTATTTTCTTAAAATACTCAGTTGGTTCTTTTGTTTTAGGTGTTAATTCACTAGCAAGTTGTAATTGTGTTAAGGCATCTTGAAGTTGTTGTTGCTGTTGTTGTTGAATACCCCCAGCAGCACCTGTTAGTCCTGCCACTGCAGCTTGACCAAAAGTTGTAGGAGTTGTGCTATATCCCATATAAGGAGCTAATCCTTGTGCAGCACCTAGCAAACCAGCTTGTAATCTAGATTGGGGTTGGCCTAACAATCCACCTTGCCCTTGTTGTTTCATTAAAGTATCTATTGCTTGTTGTTGCAATAAATTAGAAATATTCATTTGATCTGTAACAGCCATTATAACGCTCCTAACAATCCGCCACCGATAGCACCTAACATCGGATTAAAACCAGCAAGACTACCTAAGTAAGCACCACTTGTAGCACCACCTAATAAGTTAGCACCTAAGTTTCTATAAATAGGTTGTTGTGATACTGTTTGTTGTCCAGCAGGAGCACCAATTGATGCTAAGTATTCTCTAAGTTTAGTGTAAGGTTTTTGTTGTTCAAATTGGAATCTTTGCATTGCATCAGCAAGTGCAGCTTCTTGGAGACCTTCTCTTGATTGACCAACTTGAGCTAGTCTTGAAATATCAGCATAATCTTGTTGTGCGAGTTGAGGAGCTAATTGAGCAGCTTGTAATTGTCTTGCACGTTCTTGTTGATATGCACCACCATAAATTTGTGAAGCAATATCACCTAAACTTTTACCTAATGTTTCTGTCATCGCACCTGATCCATAACGACCAGCTTTTGCAAATTGAGAAGCTATATCAGATTTAACACCACCCGCAGCTCTTTCATAAGCCTGTTGTAAATAAGGATTGGTTGCAGGATCTAAGTATTGACCAGATAAAATATTTTGAATTTCTTGTTGAGATGAACCTAATAATGGACTACCCGCTAATGCACGTTGTTCTTGTAACTGCATTGCAGCTTCTGTTTGACCAGAAAAAGGCACATAGGTAGCCTCTGGAAAGTATTGAGGTACATCTGATTGATACAACTGTTGTGCTCCTTTAAGAGCTTCTTCATAGTAGGGTTTAACAAATTCTGAAGGTTCTACAGTTGATGTTGTTGCTTGTGTTGTGGGTGCTGATCCTTTACTCATTTTATTTCCTTTACAAAATATACTGCTTGAGGATTATAATCTCTCAAAACTTTTGTCCATCCTTTCCTTCCAACAATCTCTAATCGTTGGCATTTGTTTCTTTTAGCCCAGTTCTCTACTTTTTCTGTTAGAGGACTTAGCCATTCTTCTAAATTATTTCCCCCCGCAAGAACCCATCTCATGGTTCTCATTTGAGGATAGTCACAAACTTCAGTCACAAAAGCGGCCTCAACCAGTTTATCGGTATTATTCCAACTAATCCATAGTTGCATCCGATTATCTTGTATATTGTTAAGTATATCATAAGTTGAGTACGATCCATCTAGAGCTCTCTCTAAATGAGGTACAACTTGCGACCAAATAAATTCTAAATCTTCTACAGGTACTTGGGTAATAATTCTATCCAATGACGACATATTTAAATATTCTACTAGTAGTATCAGAAGTATGATTCAATGTCACTGTACCCTTATCTTGTGCAGAAAAATGGATATTTTCAGCAGCAGCATCACTAGTAGTCGGCATCAATAAAATAACACTATCAATACCAATACGATCATCTTCTAAGTCAGTAGTCGTCACACTATCTTCTAAGGTAATTGATCCTGTAGAATTAATCTTTCCTTCAATAACATTGTTTAAGGAATTTGCTAATAATCTGCGATGTTCTTCCACATCAGGATAATAAGCAGGTACTTTTTGTGTACTCATCGTTTTCCTTCTGTAGCAACATCTAGTTCTAGTCCAAAGGCTTGATCAAAGTTTCCAACCACATCGACTTGTTGACGTAGGTATTTACCTGGTTGTCTGAAATAACAAGTTCCATTATCACTAGGAGAAACGGCAGAAGTAAAATTCACAGTAGCTCCTTGTTTATCTCTGTAACCTACTTTAGTAGTAAGAGTACCACCATCAATCAAAGGAGTAACAGAACGAACTACTGCTCGTCTATCTCCTTCTATATTGTTCTCTCCTGTAGTAAACGTGGCAGTTCCAGCAGTTCCTGTAAAGACTCCCGTCTTTTTATTAGAAGTAAAAGCAGCTAATTGGAATTGTTGACCAGTCCAAAAGATAGAGTCAAAGCTAATTTCAATTTCATCTAAGTTAGGATCAATCGCTGCAATTTGTTCTAATGTAAAACTAGCAGATTTAGTATAACCTAATACTTGGATATCAACATCCGCAGTTGACCAACGATCTAATACATAGTTATAGATAATTAGTTTATCTAACTCTCCTGTAGAACTTGTAGAAGGATATGCCCACACCACAATATCATTACCTGGATCAACAGTCGCACTAATACGATCTATATACGAACTCGTTGTAGAAAGATCATTAAAGAAATATTTATTAACTTTGTTTGTACCAATCGGAATAGACTTGTTACCATCAAAAGCATAAAAACCATCCTCTGATAAGTAGTAAGAAATACGACCATAGTTGGTGATACCACCTGGTACAAATGCACCAAAACCCGATTGGACTTTATCAAATTGAAAGATAAATGGAGTGCCTACATATTGCATACGATGAATTGCTTTTTCTGTAAAGACAATTCCATATTCTCCACCGACTATTCCTTGTATAGCACCATGATCTCCCACAATATCTTGAAAGTCAGATTGAGTGGTTTGAGACACAGTAAAATCTGTAGGATCATTAAGGGCAGACCAACGTACTCGTTGTGGTTGGTTTTCATTATAAGCAGTAACTAAGAACTCTCCAATCACTGTGACGTATTTAGCTTTTAATGTTGTTAGGTCACTAAAAAGAGTATCAGTTCCTATTTCAAACTTTTGTAGATTTTCTGTAATGGTAGAAGCAATAATATTATTACCAAAGATTGTAAACTGCCAGTTGTCAGAAGAACCTAAACTATATCCCCCTACTTTAGAAACATCATCCCAAGTAGCACCATCCAACATATAGAGTTTGCCTACATCTCCTGCAACAACTTTAATCGTATCAGTAGTAGAACGAGCAGCAAATAATCCTCTTGCTCTGTCAGTAATAGCATCAGTAAATGTTTCAATAGTCGGTAAGGGTTTATATCCTCTTGCGTAAGGAATACAGTTATTGGCAGTTAATAATCCTGGATTTTTAAAAGCAGGTTGATCGACTAATAATTCTTCAAATTTAATAGTAGGCATTTTGTATCTTTTCTATGGTTTCCGATGGCGAGGTTAATTCTGTCCAAGTTTCTGAACTATCTGATGTCACATTATCCCAGTTTTCTCCTATAATTCTAGAAGTAATAGTTGTTGACGCAACTACGTTTGCAGAACCAAAATTATTTCCTCTTATTCTAATAAAACTTAATGTGGTTGAAGCAAATCCTAAAACAACACTAGCACCAAATCTAATAGCATCGGCTATTCCTGATATCCCAAAAATAGAACTAATATTAGCATTAGCTATTCTTTGACGTATTGCATCAAGAGAAGTTGATACTGTTGAGTTAATATTAGAATCGGCTAACCTCATTCTAATATAATCTATACTAACACTAAAAGCAGAACTAATACTAGAATCTGCTATTCTTTGTCGAAGGGCAGATCCTGTTGTACTAAATATTGAACTAATAGAAGAATTAGCAATTCGTTGTCTAATGGCATCTAAACTCGTAGAGACAGATGAACTAATAGATGCAGCACCTTCAAATAATTCTGTTCCTATTGCAGTTGCAGTTGCAATAACATTAACACTAGCTTGTGCTAGTATTGCTATAAGAGCATTCGCTGTCGAAGATACAACAGAAGATATACTTGCTGTTGCTGATCGAATAGCACTAACAGATGGATTGTTAGTAGTAACAGCAGAAGAGGCACTTGCATTTCCATCAAAAATAGTAGCAGTTTGCCAAACAGAACTATCTAAAGAAAAAGGAATATCCTCAATGGATGTATATCCAAAGAGAGTATCTAATTCTTCAAGAGTAAATGGCCCTGTTTGGTCTGCCATTATGCTACTGTGATGCTTAGATTACCAGATGCAATCTTAAATACGTCTCCAGCGTCAATAGTTTTAGATGATGTTAATGCACCATGAAATAATAAGTTACCTGCTGTTGAGGCATCAAAGATTCCAAAGTGTGTTACAGTTCCAAAACCAGAACCTGTTGCTTGACTAAATTCAACATCAGCACTATTAGAAGTTGTACCACTAGATGCAGAGCTAAAAGCAATACTTTGTCTTGCGTAAGCAGTACCAGAGGTTGAAACTTCTGTACCACTTCCTGCATCAGTAGGATCTGTTGTGAATAAAGCCAAATAAACAGTTGCTGGAGCAGAAGTAGATGCAGTTCCTAAGAAATGATCTAATACTTTATTTTCTAAATAGTCACTTGCTGCTGACATTGTTTATTCTCCTTATGGGTTTGCTGAGTCTGTTTTCATTGCAAAAGCAGTACGCCCAGAATATCTGCCTTGCTCGTCATCTCGGATGACTAGTTGAACAGCCTCATTATAAAGGCTAATCCAAGTTGTTAGTCTCTCATCGTTCATTATATAGGGTTGTGCTTCTACTAATGCACCATATAAATAAACCTGTGGATAGTTAGAGAGTAAAAAATTGGTAGTATTGGAATCAGAGAGTGCAGGTATCTTACCAAAGTAAGTTAACTTTAATGTATAAACAGAATCAGGAATAGGGTTTAATTTAAATTCACTCCCCATAATTGTATATTGTTGAGGTTTACCACTCGAATCTCGTAAGTTGTTTAATTCAATTTCTGTAGGATTGACATAGTCTAAAACATGATTGGGATCACTATCCACAAAAAATTGGACAGTTTCTAAAAAGTCATTAGGTAAATCTACAAAAGCATCGGCAGCAGTTGTATCAGTTGATACTCTTTTTTGCATTGCACGTAGTCTTAATACTCGATTTAACTTAGACTCTGTTAAAGTAATAAAATCTTTAATAGGAGCAGTTAAGTCTGTTCTATTAAGATAATTTGCGATACTTGTTTGCA